TGTTATACATCGCTCATTACCTCCTGGGGTTGTCCCCTCTTGATGGTTTTATTATACGCTAATATTAGCGTAATGTCAACAGGAAAATGCTAATATTAGCGTAAAATTTTTGAGGAAGGAATGCAGACATGAAAAACAGCGAATTGGTGCCGGTGATGCTGGTACGGGTGCCGGACATGCCGGCGGAAACGAGGGCCAGACTAAAGGCTGAGATTGAGTTATCCATCTATGACGGTGTGCTTCTGCTGGACGAGTCTCTGCCCTATGAGGTGGTCGAGCTGCCTCTGCCGCGGGACTCCCCAGTAGAGCTCCTGGAGCCGGAATCCGGGCCACCCAAGGAGCCCCACGGCCGGAACGCAGCGGAGAAGCGGGAGATCCTGGAGCGGCTCCGGAGATACCGACAGAAGCACGGGTTGGGCTGCTTTGAGCCGCTGGCCGAGGCTTGCGGCAAAGGGATTACACCGGATCTGCTCCGCCGCCTCTACAGCGTGGATGAGGTGGTGCCCATCCAGGTGTGGCGTCAGGTCGGCGCCGGCCTGGGCAAGCTGGGTGTGTCCAAGTTGGACACAAATGGGGGATAAGCATGGGAGACTGCGTCCGTATCGAGGAGTACCGGCGCACCTGTGCTAATTGCTACTGGCATGATGACGCCATGTGGGCGTGCAAGCGCCCGGGAGGCTGGTGGTGGGATAATCGGTATCATCGCTGCGTCGCCTTCCGGTGGCGGAACAGCCCGCCGGGGAGAAGGAAAGGAGAAACTCAACATGAAAAATAAGGACCTGCGGAGATTGCGCTGTCTGGTGAAGGCGCAGACCTTGTGGCACCTGGAGCGGCTGGCCTATCTGGACGGGTGCGGCGACGTGGGCCGCATGGTAGACAAGTTGACCCGGGACAAGATGCTGGCCCTCCGCCAGTCTGTCGCCGGGCCATGGGCGGCCCACTACATGGCTCGGACTAAGCGGGGGGACTGATGGCAAAGCGGCTCAAGACCATCACGGCGGGGCGCCTGGTGGTCGTTGGGTGCTACACCATCCCAACACCCCGCAGCACAGAGCGGGAGCGAAGGGCTCTGCGGGAGATCTCCAGCGCAGCCCAGATGACGATTAACGCCAACCGCTCCTGGCAGCGGCTGGAGCTGTTGCTGGCCGCCAACTTCGGGCGGAGAGATCTCCATGTGGTGCTCACTTATGACGATGAGCACCTTCCGGCCAACCGGCAGGCGGCGGTGAAGCGGGTGCGCAAGATGCTGCCCCAACTCCGGGCCGTGCGGAAGTCCAGAGGGCAGGAACTCAAGTACATATATGTGACGGAGCAACTCAGCTCCGAGGGCGGGCGGCTCCACCACCACTTGATAATCAACGGAACCGGGGCGGATCTGGATGTTCTCCGCTCCCTTTGGCCTTATGGTGAGGTGGAGCTGGAGCCCCTGGACACATGGCAGGGCTACGAGGCCCTGGCCAAGTACCTGACCAAGGAGCCCAGGGAGCTGGGCAAGCCGGAGGTGGGGGCGCGGAACTGGGCGGCCTCCCTTGGGCTGAAAAAGCCGAAGGTGGAGAGTGAAATCGTCAAGGATAACCTGACGGTGGCCGCGCCGCCCGGAGCAGTCATCCTCAGCGCACCGCCACCCGTGCGAAACGAGTTTGGCGAGTTTGTCGTGCTGAAATACTATTTACCAATAAGGAAGAAGGAGGAGAAGAAAGGAACCAGGCCACCGCGCAGGCGGAAAAGAAAATAGCCCTCGCGTCTTTATTCGGTCTGGAAACCAGTGGTAACAAGTCCGTGAGGAGGTAGAAAATGCATGGAAAAGTTGCAAAACAGAGGCGAGTGTGGTAAACTAATCGTGAAGGACGGATGGCTGAAATGTCCGTCCTGCCGCAAGCGGCTGCTCCGAGTGGAGCGCGACACTGCGGCGCACAATCTCATTGTCTACTGCCGAAACTGCAAGCGCAGTGTAACGGTAGACATCGACAGAGGCCAGTGCTTTGAGAGCCAGAGCCCGACATGATCCCAGCGTGGGATGTGGTCGGGCTCTGGCTTTTTGTTTTGCCCGGAGGTGATAGCCCGTGGCCATGAAGCCGCTCCGACCATGCCGGTATCCAGGATGCCCGGAGCTCACCCGAGAGGGATACTGCCCCAAGCATAAGCCTAAGCGGGCGGGGCGCCGGGTGTCCGCCCAGTGGCACGGCTGGTACAGTCTGCCCGTCTGGACGGACGACCTGCGGCCCAATCAGCTCCTGCGGGAGCCGTGGTGCCGGGAGTGCGCCCGACGGGGCATACACACCAGGGCCACGGTGGTGGACCACATCCAGCCCCACCGGGGCAACTGGACCCGCTTTATCGACCGGGACAATTTGCAGAGCCTGTGTAAGTCCTGCCACGATCGCAAGACTGCCCTAGAAATGGCGGCGGAAAAACGGCAAAACCGGGGGCATTTTTAGTGCTTGGAATCGGCGAGACCGGCGGGATGCTTGGGCGTGCGCAACGGACCTGCCCGCGCACGGCAAGCCGGAGGCTTGCCAGACCCTACCCCCGGCCTGGAAAAGTTTAGGGAAATTGATGCAAGACCGCACGGCCCCCTCGGTGAGAGATTTTCTCCCCACGGGAAATCCCGAAGCCCGGCGCAGCCCCGCAGGTGGCGAAAGCCGGGAGCAGGCGGGGAGAGAGATGGGGGAAAGCTGGGGGCGAGACGGGCGGCAAAACTGAAAACGAGGAGGTGGCCGGAATGGCTATCGAAACACAGAACGGGTACCCGTCCATCCGCATCACGGCGGGGGAGCGGGTACTGAGAAAGGCGGCGGAGCTGGTGCCCTATGAGGAGAACCCGCGCCGTCACGGCGAAAAGCAGATGCAGGCGCTGCGCCGGAGCCTGCGGGAGTTTGGATTTCTCCGGCCGCTCCTGATCGACCGGGAGAACCGGCTGGTGGCCGGCCAGGCCGTCCTCCAGGCCGCCATGGCCGAGGGGATGGATGTGGTGCCATGTATCCTAGCCGAAGGACTGACGGCGGAGCAGCGGCGGGCGTATATCCTGGCGGACAACCGCCTGGCCGAGCTGGCCGAGTGGGACCGGCAGGCCCTGCGGGTGGAACTCCAGGCCCTCAACGACCTGGGCTTCGACCTGGAGCTGACGGGCTTCTCCCTGGAGGCGCTACCCTTCCGCCTGGACGGGGAGCCGCCGGCGGCGGAGGAGGACGCGGAGGCCCCGGTGCAGGGGCGGGCACCGCTGGAAAGCGGCCGCTGCTATCAGCTCGGCCGGCACCGGCTGTATGTGGGTGACGCCACGGCCCCCGGTGCTCTGGATGCGCTTATGGATGGGGCAAAGGCGCGCCTGCTCCTGACCGACCCGCCCTACAATGTCAACCTGTACGGGGAGGCCAGGCCCAGGAGCCGGACGGACGGGCTGCGGGTGCTCAACGACCACTGGGAGAGCGAGGACGCCTTTGAGGACTTCCTGGCGGGGGCGCTGGCCGGATGCGCCGGGCACATGGAGCCGGGCGCGGCCTTCTATCTGTGGCATGCCTCCAGGCACGCGGTCAGCGCCTACCATGCCTGCGCCCGGAGCGGGCTGGGGGTGCGCCAGCAGTTGATCTGGGTCAAGCAGAGCTTCATTCTGGGGCGCCAGGACTACCAGTGGCAGCACGAGCCCTGTCTGTATGGATGGAAGCCGGGAGCGGCCCACCGCTGGGAGGGAGACCGGAAGCAGGGCACGGTCCTGCGCTTCGACCGGCCGGTCCGCTCGGCGGAGCACCCCACCATGAAGCCGGTGAAGCTCTTTGACTACCTGATCCACAACAGCAGCCGCCCTGGGGATATCGTGCTGGACCCCTTTGCCGGGAGCGGGACCACCCTGGCGGCCTGTGAGCAGTCCGGGCGGACGGCTTATGTGGCAGAGCTGGACCCCGGCTATGCGGCGGGAATTGCGGATCGCTGGAGGCGGCTGGCCGGAGAGGAGGCCGCCGCCGCATAAACAGAAGCGAGGTGAGAGAATGCCCGGACCGAGACAGAGCCTGGAGGTGCTGGAGGGAAAGGGCCGGAAGCATCTGAGCCGGAGCGAGCGGGCCCAGCGGGCGGCCGGGGAGGTGCGGCCCGCGCCGCCCAAGCAGCTCCGCGCCCCGGAGTACCTGACCGCGGAGCTCAAGGAGCAGTTCCGCGCCCTGGCCCGGCAGCTCAAGGAGCTGGGGCTGCTCAGCAGCCTGGACTACGACACCCTGGCCCGCTACCTGTTAGCCCGGCAGAGCTATCTGGCTGCCACCCAGGAGGTGATCGCCCTCCAGCGGGGGGCGGAGCGGGCGGACGGCAGCCGGGTCATAGACACCGAGGCGCTGGACGTGGCCACCCGCATCCAGGACCGCTTTTTCAAGCAGTGCCGGGGGTGCGCCAACGACATGGGCCTGACCGTCACCAGCCGGTGCAGGCTGGTGCTGCCGGAGAGTGCGCGGCCCCCGGAGGAAAACGCCTTCGAGCGGCTGATGCGGGAGAAGCGGGAGCGGATGCAGCGTGCCTGAGCGGCTGACCCTGGCACCGGGGGTGGAGGTGCCAGCGCCGGAGGACGGAAGCGTGCTCCGCTACAGCGGGGAGGCGGTACAGGACGTACTGGACTTCTTTTCCCTGCTGTGCTTCGCTCAGAACGAGTGGGCGGGCAAGCCCTTCGAGCTGCTCCCCTGGGAGGAGGAGGCCGTCCGGCAGTTCTACGGTATTCAGGTGCAGGACGAGGACGGCCTGTGGGTGCGCTACCGGCGCTACCTCTACGACGAGCTGCCCAAGAAAAACGGCAAGACGGAACTGGCGGCCGGCCTGGGCCTGTATCACCTGCTGTACGACGGTGAGGAGCGGCCGCGGGTGGGGGTGTTCTCTTCCGACAAGGAGAACGCCTCCCAGATTTACGAGGCGGCCAAGTACATGGTGGAGAACACCAGCCTGGGCCAGCCGGAGCACGACCCCATCGCCTGGGCGGTGGACTCCCGCAAGGAGATCCACACCAAGTACGGCGGCGTGCTCAAGGTGTACTCCGCCGACGCGGCCACCAAGCACGGATACTCCTTCAGCGCGATTATTATCGACGAGCTCCACGCCCAGCCCAACCGCAGGCTGTGGGACGTGCTGACGGCCGGCTCCAACGCCGCCCGGCGGCAGCAGGCGGTGATCGTGCTGACCACGGCGGGCGACGACCCCGACCGCACCAGCATCGGCTGGGAGGTGCACGAGAAATGCCGCCGCATCCTGGCCTGGCGGCGGGGAGAGCCCGAGCGGGAGGGGGACGCGGACGCGCCGGAGTGGTGCCCCATCATGTACGGCATCGGTATCCTGGCCGGAGACGACCCGGAGCGGATCGCGGAGCTGGACATCTACGATGAGGCGCTGTGGTACGCCTGCAACCCGGGGCTGGGGCACAACCTCAAGCTGCGGGACTTCCGGGCGGACGCCCGGGCGGCCCGGCAGAGCGAGGCAGCGGAGCGGTGGTTCCGGTGGCTGCGGCTCAACCAGTGGATCTCCACCAAGAGCGTGGGATGGCTGCCCCTGACGATCTACGACAAGACCCAGTTTAACCGGCCGGAGTGGAAGGTTCTCAACGCCCCGGCCCGGCGGCAGGCGGCGCGGGACTATCTGGCCGGCAAGAAGTGCTTCGGCGGGCTGGATCTGTCCACCACCACCGACCTGACGGCCTTTACCCTGCTGTTTCCGCCCCAGGAGGGGCTGGATACCTGGGCGGTGCTGTTCTGGGCGTGGCGGCCCGAGGAGGGTGTGCTGGAGGCCGAGCAGCGGGACCATGTACCCTACCGGGACTGGACCCGAGCGGGCTTTTTGGAGCTGTGCCCCGGCGATATGGTGGACTTCACGATGGTAGAGGACGCCGTGGCTGCGGCGGTCGATGTGTTCGACTTGGACACATTGGGCGTAGACCCCTACCTGTCCCGCACGCTGACGCCCCGGCTCATGGAGCGCGGCGTCAATGTGGTGGAGATCCCCCAGGACATGAAGAACCTGTCCCCGGCCATGAAGGAGATAGAGCGGCTGATCCGTGCCCACCAGATGCTCCACGAGCACAACACGGCCGCCCGCTGGTGCTGGGGCAACGTCCGCTGCGCGGTGGATGGCAACGAGAACATCAAGCCCATGAAGAACCGGAGCATCGGCCGCATCGACATCACGGTGGCCTGGATCATCTCCATGGCCGTGGCGTTGCTCCGGATGCCGGTGGGACCGGACATCAACGAACACATACTCTCCGAGGATTGGGGGATTTAAGATGAAACATCTGAAGGCGGCCGGGCGGAGGCTGGCGCTCTACCTGGACGACCTGCTGCTCCTGGCCGGCGGCGCCTGCTTTGTGCGGGCGGCCTGGGAGCTGGGCGGCCGCTCGGCCGCGCTGCTCGTGGCCGGCGGGTGCCTGGTGGCCTACGCCGTGGTCATCGCCAGGGCGCGGAGAGGGGGAAGACGATGATCCTTGACCGGGCAATCAACGCGTCGATGGAGACGCAGACGCTCTCCCAGGAGGAGCTGGGGCGGTTCCTCAAAAATCTGTTCTTGACCGGGGAGGATATGGAGACGGGCCAGAGAACCGCAGAGCGGCTCTCCCCGGTGGCGGCTGCCCACCGCATCCTCAGCAACTCCTTCGGGCTGATCCCCTTCGGCACCTATGTCAAGGACGGGGACGCCCGGCGGGCGGTGCACGACCCGGCGCTGGACCGGCTGCTGAAGGTGCGGCCCAACGAGCGCATGTCCCCATTTCTGTGCCAGAAGCTCATTATGTCCAACGCCTTCTGGCACGGCTTCGGGGCTTGCTGGAACCGGCGGGACGGAGCTGGCCGCCTGGTGGCCCGCATCCCCCTGCCCACGGAGTGCTGCACCATCCGCAAGGACCTGGAGAGCGGGCATTACTGGTACGACTACAACGTGGACGGCTGGCAGCGCACCTTTGCCCCCTATGAGCTGTCCTTCCTCTTCTTCGAAACCTATGACGGTATTCGAGGCCGCGGCTTGCTGGATCTGGCACGGGAGACAGTGGCCATGGATACCATGGCCCAGCGCTACGGCAAGAAGTTCTATCAGAACGGGGCCCGGTTGTCCGGCATCGTATCGGTGGACAGTGACACCAACCAGAAGGCCCGCGATAAGGTCAAGAGTCAATTCAAACAATACGCCTCCGAGGACATGTTTACGGTGGCAGTGCTAGACCGTAACATGACATACACCCCTTTGGGGGTGAACCAGAGCGACGCCCAGTATATCGAGAGCCGGCAGTTCACGGCGGAGGAGGTGGCCCGGTTTACCGGCATCCCCAAGCACATGCTCCAGACGGGCAAGGAGAGCTACGACTCCAACGCCCAGCAGCGGCAGAACTACGTGACCGACACCCTGCTGCCCTACGTGGTGCAGTGGGAGCAGGAGGACGGCTATAAGGCCATCCCGCCGGACAAGCGGGACGGGGAGGGCTGGTACATGCGGGGCAACGTGGCGGTGCTCCTCCGGGGCGACGACCTGACCCGCAGCCAGGTCTACGAGCGGATGATCCGCACCTCTGTCTACAACCCGGACGAGTGCCGGGCCATGGAGGAGAAGGCCCCCATCCCCGGCGGACTGGGCCAGCAATTCCTGGCGACGAAGAATCTGGCCTCCCTGGAGGCCGTGCTGAAAGGAGAGAAATAGATGGACATCAGCCTGAGAGGCGAGCTGTGGGACAACGACTCCGCCGACGTACTCCGCTTTTGGGGCTGGCGGGACATCACGGCGCCCATGGATATCGCCGGCGCCCTGGAGCGGGCCGGCGGCGAGGACGTGACCATCCTGGTGAACTCACCGGGGGGCGACCTGTTTTCCGGGGCGGAGATTCGCTCTATGCTCCGGCGGTACGCAGGCAGAACCACGGCTCTGTTTCAGGGCTACGGGGCCAGCGCGGCCACCCTGGCGGCCACCGGCTGCCAGGTGATCCAGAGCGAGCCGGGGGCCCTGCTGTGCTACCACAACCCGTCTGGCAGCGCAGAGGGGGACTGGAGGGACATGGCCGGGGCTTCCAAAAGCCTGAAAAACGCCCAGGACAGTATTCTTGACACCTATCTGGCCCGGCCGGGGTGCCGGGCTACCCGGGAGGAGCTGGTCTCCCTCATGGACAAGGACATCTGGATCACCCCCACCCAGGCCAGGGAGTACGGCCTGATCGACGAGATTGTGGGGGCGGCCCAGGAGCCGGAGGAGGAGCCGGCGGCTTTTGTGGCTGCGGCAGGGCGGCGTATCCGGCTGACGGCGGCCATGCGGGAGCAATATCAGGCCCATGTGGCAGCCGAGCGGGCCGAGGCGGCCCGGAAGGACGAGGCGGCGCGCACCCTGGCACGGCTCAGGGCGCTTGCTGGATTTTAAGGACTGAAAGGAGATAACAGCATGGATTTCATGGAAAAGATCACCGAGCTGCGTGCCAAGAAGGGCCAGTTGCTCACCCAGGCCCAGGCCCTGGTAGACGAGGGTAAGATTGAGGAGGCCAACGAGCTTACCGGCCAGATGGAGGCGATCAACACCTCGATTGCCGGCCTGGAGGCGCTGGCCAAGGCCAGCCAGGAGGGCGCGAAGCCCGCTTACGACGGCGCGCTCCACAGCGGCAAGCCCAAGGACGAGGGCAAGGGAGAGGACAAGCCTTTTGCCTCTTTGGGCGAGCAGCTCCAGGCCGTCTATAACTTCCGCAAGAACCACGTGGAGGATAGGCGCCTCCAGAGGGTCAACAACGCGGTGCTGGGCGTCAACGAGGGCAGCGGCGCCGATGGAGGCTTTGCCATCCAGACCGATTTCGCCGGGATGATCCTGGAGAGCGCCGTGCAGCAGAGTCCCTTGCTCAACCGGATGGACCGCTACACCTGCTCCAGCGCGGCCAACGCCATGCGGTGGATCTCGGCCGACGAGACCGACGTGAGCAAGAGCGTGTTCGGCGGCATCCAGATGTACTGGGCCGCCGAGGGGGCCACAGTGGCGGCCAGCAAGCCCCAGTTCCGAGAGCTGAAGATGGACCTGGAGAAGATGATGGGCTTCCTCTACTGCACCGACGAGATGCTGAGCGACTCCGCCTTCATGTCCAGCTTTGCGGGTCCCTCCTTCGCCCTGGCGGCCGACCGGCTGCTCACCGAGAGCTCGATCTCCGGTGACGGAGTGGGCAAGCCCCTGGGCCTGCTCCGCTCCAAGGCACTGATCGAGGTGGCCAAGGAGGCCAGCCAGGAGGCGGGCACCTTCGTGGGCGCAAACGCGATCAAGATGCAGGCCCGGGCCATGCCCAGGGGCAGGGAGCGGCTGGTGTGGCTGATGCACCCCGACCTGGAGGAGCAGCTCCCCTATCTGTCCATCCAGAGCGGCGAGGCGGCCAAGTTCCTGTGGAATCCCGAGGGCGGCCTGGGCAACTTCGACACCCAGCGGGTGCTCAACAAGCCGGTGCTGTTCGAGGATAGCTGCGCCTCCCCCGGCGTGCGGGGCGATGCGCTGCTGGTAGATCCCTACATGTATATCCTGCTCACCAAGGGCACCGTCAAACAGGACTGGTCGATCCACGTGGAGTTCCTGACCGACCAGAACTGCTTCCGGGTGGTGTACCGCTGCAACGGCGCACCCAAGGTCAACAAGCCCCTGACCATCAAGAACAGCAGCAAGGCCCGCAGCCCCTTCGTGGCGCTGGCGGACCGGAAGTAAGGAGGAGCAAGCATGAAGCGTATTTCGGAAGCACTGGCGTTCCAGAACGTCCTGGCCCCCCAGAGCGTGGCGGCCTCCACCGACAAGACGACCGCCTATGTGGACGTGTCCGGGGTGGAGGAGATTGTATTCCTGGTGTCCGCCGCCGCCCTGGGCAAGGGAAAGGGGCTGACGGTCTCCCTGCTGGCCTCCGGCGACAGCGGCGGGGACGGAGCGGAAGAGATCGGCAAGGCTACCTTCACGGACAGCGTAGGCACCGCCCCCCAGCTTGCGGTGGTGACGTACAAGGTGAGCGCCCTCAACGGGCGGTATGTGGCCGTCAAGCTCCGCCACGATGCGGCGGCCGAGGTGGCCTGCGGCGTGACGGCGGCCTCCTCCGGGCTCTACCTGCCCGCGGCCAACGGCTGGACGTTGGCGGTGTGACATGGCGCTGAGCGAGGCGCGGCGGGCCAGCCTGCTGGCCTACTGCCGCATCGAGGAGCCAACCGCGGAGGAGCTGCTCACCCTGGAGGGGCTGTACGACGCGGCGGTGGGCTACCTGGAGCAGGCGGGGGTGTCTGAGCCGGAGGAGGGCACCCCCCGCCGGGCCCAGTACGACCTGTGCGTCAACTTCATGGTGTTGCGGGACTTCGACTTGCGGGAGGCTACGATCACCGGCACGATTGTCAATGACAACCCGGCCTTCCGGCGCCTGCTCACCCAGCTCAAGCTAACAGAGCCGGATGTGTCCAAGTTGGACACATCCGGGGGTGGGGAGGTGTGAGGCAATGGCAGACTACATCGACGCAGGGAAGCTGAATAAGGCCGCCCAGGTGCTGGAGCTGCGGGAGACCGCGCCCGGCGTATGGGAGTGGGTGCCCGCCCGGCGGACCTGGGCCTCCATCACGTTACAGCCGAAAACCAACCTGTTTTCCAAGGTGGGCATCGGGGCCAGGAACGCCGCCGTGATCGTGCGGCGGCAGCCCCTCACCCTCCACCACGCCCTCCGCTGGGGTGATACCCACCTGTTTTTGACCTCGATCACGCCCATGGGCCGCAACCACCTGGAGGTGGACGCGGCGGTGGTCAGGGTGGAGACGGTGCGGCAGATGGCGGAGCGGGACACAGTGGTACAGACCTTTCCGGGGGTGCTCACCGAGAAGTATGTCCGGCACGGCCAGGAG